TTGAACCTAAATTAGAATTAGCAGATACGCTAATCGAGCTACACATCTGCCCTTTAGCCAATGTCAATTCTACTGGATCAAGAACTGTTCCAATGGCACCTAAAGTTCCTGAAGTACCGTTTCCGGGAGATACCCTAGGATTTGATGAAATGCCGGAAGGTTCTACTACAATAAGTCCGTTATTTGTAACTCCTGCCATCACTTTTACTTGAATGTAATTACATTTTAGATTATTGCCAGCAGAATCCAATAATGTAACAGTTTGAGTCCCATTAGAACTTATTGTAAAAGTCTTGCAGAATGGTCTGAATGCTTCGGCCATATCACTTCATCCTTTTTAGGTTATCTTCTTTTTTTTCTAAACTCTTTTGCTTTTTACGAACTATATCCTCTTCTTCTTCGGCTTCATCTTCTTCTTCATGAGCCTCTTCGTGCTCTGCCTCTATCTCATCTTCTTGATCATCTAATTCTTCTTGTTCTGCGTCGATCTCTTCTTCATCACCTAAGTCTTCCTCGTCACCTAGGTCAGATTCTAACGAATCTTCATCGCCTATTTCTGATTTAATATTTGCAATAATATCTTCCAATTCTTTCATCTTGCTCATTAAATCTTCTTCTGAAGGCTCCATTTCTAGTTCATCTTCACCTTCTTCTTCTGCACCCATTTCAGGCTCTTCTTCTGGCATCTCAGGGATCTCATCTTCTTCCTCTGCTCCTACTTGAGGCTCTTCTTCAGCCTGATCGGGAGTAAGCGCGTTTTTGATGGGATTGCTAACATCATCATCTTCCATTCCTTGAGACATTATGTTAGGAGTAGGAGTTGGAGCCATAGCTTGTTTTGCTATTTGATCTCCCATCTGAGGTTTGGCAATTTCTGCCGATCCTTGAACCATATTCAAAACATCAATTGCTTGGCTCAAATGCTTTACTATTTTTTGAAAATCTAAAAAGTTATTCAAGCTTTCATTTATCAACAAATCTTCATATCCTGCGGCCATGAATACTTCCTGCAAAACCTCATTGCAGTCAATAGCTTCCACACCGTTTTTAGATTTTAGAGATTCTGCCAAAGTAGACAGAACTTCGCGTTGAACACTCTTCTTTGGTGATATTTTAGCAAGTGTTTCAAAAATAACTACTTGAGTATTTATCAATCCTTTGAAAGATGCTGGATCTTTTAGGTTTTGAATATTTATTCCGTATCTTTCATTGAGATGATTAATAAACTCTTTTTTAATTGGTTTTTTAGTCTCAAAAATGTAAGATGAAAATTGTTGAATATCTGATAACGAAACATCCTTTACTTTGTTTATGTTCAAAGCGTTTCGGAATGTTTCTGTTAACTGTTTCTTACTAGCAAGTGCAAGATATGGTACTTCTTTTATTGCCTCGGACAATGCCTTCAAAATTACTGGTTCTTCGGAATACAAAAGACCAGCTAATGCCTGAACTTTTTCGTTTGATGCCCAAACTGTATCAAAGTTAGCTTTGTGCTCTAGTAATTCTTTTTTGATTAATTCATGCTTACAAATCATTTCGTAGATACTTTGATTTGCAACATCGGTAATTTCAAAAGTACCAAGCTCTTCTAATAAATCATAATCTATTTTTGGAGCATTAAAAGCTTCAGATACTGTTTGGGCTAATCTTATTGAATTTTTTATTTCTGCTATTTGAGAAATTTTATGCTTGTTTAATTTTAAATATTGAACAAGCTCTGGGGCTATTTCTAAAAATCTCTGGAATTCTACACTTTCGATAATTTGAGAAGATTCATTAAAACGAAGTTTTTTCTCTTCTAGCTTCTGTTTGATGCTTTTGAACTTGAGTCTTGATTCCCATAAATAAAGTAAGTCATCAAATGATGACTTAGCTTTTTTGTGAGAATCTTCATATATGTTTTTTACAAAAGAAGATATCTTGCCATCAACAACAGAATCAAATTTAGATTCATTGGCAAAATCATCTATATCTTCAATAACGATATTATTTAAAGCTATTTTTTCCCCTAGTACATAAGTTCCCGCTATGACCTTATTAGATTCGGTAACATAACAGACACTTTGCTCCTCGACATCAATTTTAAAAATAGCCACATTTTCTCTAAGAGAGCGGCCTAAATAATCGCCAAGTTTAATCAAGTCAGAAACTACACGGTTACGATTTTCAAATAATCCATCAAACATAAAAAGCTCCTAAAGGGTTATAGCCTATCAATTTATATATAGCTTATTATTTATCCTTGTTTTTTAATTTTGTGTTATATTTTTTAATAATTCTATCAAAAACTAAGGCTTTGTCTACATTTTCTTCTAATAATTTTAATTTTTTGTAGTAATTTAAGTTATCAATGGCTTCTTTTGGTGTTTCTGTTGGGGGTACATTTTCTTGGCTTTCTATACCATTAGGAGGTAATGACCCTGTTGGGGGCATTGGAGCACCCCCGGCTGGCATAGGCGCACCCCCCATGGCTGGGTTAGCTGCCATTTGTTGTTGCATTGCTTCTTCTTGTTGTTTTTTAAGTTGTTTTTTAATTATCTCTATATCTTTGTCAGTCATGTCAAAATACTCTTTATAGAGATATTCATCCGGGAATAACATCAACCCTTTAACTGCTTGAACCACTCGTACCTTTTGTTCGTCCACATCCAACCTACGCTTTGTAAACATATCGGAAGGATCAGGAAGTTTAATTTTAATTGCGTTAATTTCTGCTTGCGGGTATCCTAAAATAGCTAAATGCCTCTTTGCAATAGTCTCTAACCCAACTTCTATTTCATGCTGAACACGAAGTATAACTCTAGCAAATTTAACATCCAACTGGGATAAATTGGCCTTTCTTTCAGGAGACTTATCAAATTCAACAATATAGTCTTTTGGGATTTTTAAACAAGCTAAAAGCTTATCTCTAAAGTACTTAACATCATCAACCTCCCCTAAGTTTTGTGCTCCGGGAAGAGTTTCAATTTTTGTATCTTGATCGCCCCTGTGTGGGACAAAGAAATCTTCATCCATGGACATTGGATTTAACTTCTCATTAATATTACCTGTGACAGAATCAAAAAACTTTTCTTTCTTGAATTTTTGTTTTAATTTTTCAATAAAGGCTTCAGCCTTGGCTGTAGGCAAACTTCCGACATTTACATAAAAAATCCTTCTCTCGGGTGCGCGAGAGAGGCGATAAATTAACATGGCATCTTCCATCAACTTCAAAGATCTAAAAATTCTAATGGCAAATGCAGCAATAGACTTACCATATGGGTAATACTTAGGATCAGATGTATGAAGACGGAAATGTACTATTTGATTTTTATCTAACCCAATGTAACTACTTTTCTCCATTGTAGTGGATTGATATCCGAAAGAGTTCCAAGATCCTGTATTTTTTTGTGGAATCTCTTGCAAAAAGTCAGTTAAATAGCCGTACTCGTTTTCCACACGAATAATATAATTTGGATTTAAAATCTTTATTCTTTGGATACCTGCTTTTGGGTTATTTATATCCATAACCAACTCAACAAAGCAGTCACCATACTTAACAGCATTTCTAGTTATATCCCAATAATGCCGATCTAACTTAATCGTGTCGAACAATTGCTCTATTTTTTTTATGGTAAGTTGACTGTTACCTTCAACTCTCCAACGCTGTCCTTGATTATTTTTTTGTGTACTATCATCAGCGTACACATCAAAAGCAGCCCCTACTTCTGGATATTCATCCATGGACTCAAATTGAGAATATCTATTCTTGCGATTCATCTCCAATTCTGGGATGAATGGAGTTCTTATCACAGCAGGCGAGCCACCCGGTTTTTGATATACCACATCCGGGTTTACAATAGTATCTCCCCCTAATGGGTGTATGGGAGTTGGCGAGTCGGTAGATTGTTGAGAAACATAAGGTTGAGCTTTTGTAGCAAAGAATCTCGACCACCACTTACCAAATACGCCAAGTGGGTTAAACCAAGGTGTTGCTGCTGCGGTAGAGTTCGGATTTCCGAACGCTGTGTCACCCATTTCATTTAATTGCTTTTGCCTAGAATCCATTTAACATCCTCTGTTGATAAATTTTTAAAATGCTTTTTAGCCAAGGTTTCTCTACTTGAGATGGACAACGGCTCCGGTGCATTTGCCTTTAATTTTGAAATTATATTCGGTGATTTTTGCAAAATATAATTTAATCCTTTGATAGCTAGTTTTAAAGAACTAATTAAATCATCATGATGCCCTTTAGCGGCTTCAACTTTTCCATTTTGGTTTATTTCAAAAGACAAAAGTTCTTTTACTAATCGCTCAGAATTAATTGTTACCTTTCGATTTCTAACAGCTTCTTCCATCTCAGCTAACATTATTTGATTGTTTGTTGCCGTAATATTAATTCCGAATTCATTTCGATCATCTAGCCATAAATTTTCATATTCTTGTCTTTCGAATAGCTCACTAACTAAATTCGCTCCAATACCGTTTCGCTCGGGAATTATTTTGCATATATTATAATACAAACCTTCGGAAGCAATTATTTCTGCAAACTCATCTATCGGAGTTTTATTTGAATAAAATTCAGCAACCTGTTCTCCGTTATATGCATTTAAAATAACAAAAGAAGAATAATCTAATTCTCTACCTAACGCTGTATCAATCCCCATCACATATTCATGATAAGGTACTGGGTGTTTCCAAATACGCATTCTACCTTGATATTTTGTATCATATTTATGATCAATATTCTCATGTAAAAACTGCAAAGATTCGCCATCAATATAGGTGGACCCAGTACCTAGGAATTCCTTCTCGTACTCCTGCCTCCAACGCTTGAGGCCAATATTTTTCTTGGTGATTTCCTCAAACCGCCGAACATCGTACTTCTTGTCCTTTTCCCGGATGTACTCGTATAACCACTCATACTTTTCATTGTACTTATACTGTGGATGTTCCCACCAATCTATCTCTATTAAGTTGAATTCGTTCCGTCCAGCTTTAGCTTCTTGATAATTATTAAAATACCAATTACCCATACCATTAACGGTAGATAAAACAAATACCCTACCACCTGTAGAAATAATTGGATAAACCGCTGCCCAAATGTCATCAATGTGTTCAATGAATGCTGCCTCGTCGATCATCAAGAAATAAGATGCAAGTGAACGGCCCGAAGTCTTTTTAGCTGGTCTAGCCTTAATCTTGCATCCATTAGATAATTCTAATGTGTGTTTGTTATCTCCGCCACGGATAATCTTAGGTTGCATCCAAGGCGGAAGCTCGTCATACATAATTTTAATTCTAGACAAGATTTCAATCGACTCTGTATCGCCAATTGATAAAATAGTAATTGTCTTGTTCTTTTGGAATACTGCCATGTGCATGATGTACGCACAACCTATAGTAGTACACCCTGCCTGTCTAAACTTGCGAAGAAAATTAAATCGGTTGGATTCTAAATCGTCAATAATCCGTTCTTGGAATGGAAACAAATCAAAATTAACTAAACCTAGTAGCTGGTGTTCAACTTTAATATAGTTACGAATAAAATACTTAACATCATTCTTACACTTAAGGAATTCTTCCTTAAGCTCTTCTTTGCTCATCTCTTTCCAAGATTTCTTTTTAATTTCTAACGACATATTAATTTTAACTCGCTACTACTATAATAGGTATTATGAATAAAATAAAATATTTTGCTTTAATACCTACTAAAAGTAATCAACTTAAAGATATAACAAAAGATCTACTATCTTATTTAGCTAAGACAGGTGTGGATGTAATATTATTACCCAATAAAAAGTCTATATTTAGTGCTTATGAGCAAGGTTTAAAATTAATTGAGGACAAAAACCCTCAACCTAATGATGTAATTATTTTATGTCATGACGATATTGAAATCCTGAATAAGCCTGAGCACTTTAGAGATCAGCTTAATTTTCTTGCTAATAATCCAAACTTTGGATTTGTTGGACCCGCAGGAACTACCTTCTTGGGAGACAACGCTACTTGGTGGGATCATCAAGTTTGGCATGAGGGACATCATAGTGGGTTTGTGATGCATGGCACAAAATTTAATCAACATACAACCTATTATGGAGAATATAGACAAGTTGTAGTATTAGATGGTTTGTTCTTGGCTGCTAGATATCAAACACTTAAGTCTATAAAAATAGAAAGACCCTCTACATTCGAGGGTATGTGGGACTTCTACGATTTGTACTATACAATGCAAGCTCACAAACTAGGACTTAATAATAATACTCTTCCTTTCTTTATTAGGCACGAATCCATGGGGGATTTGGCAGGAAGAGATTCTTGGCATAAAAACCGAGAAGCGTTTAAAAAAATGTATGAACTACCGGAGAAAATATGATGACACTACTAATGTTTATTCTTTGCGTTTACGGGTTGGCCGCAACCATAGCAATATCTCAAATATTTGAGCCTGCTCGGGAATGGATGAAAGATAATAATAATTGGGGGTATAAATTAATTAAATGCCCGATGTGTTTATCTTTTTGGATTGGCTTACTAGCAACCTTTGCAGGATATCCAACCCCAACTATTTATTATATGTACAATGCATTCATAGCGGTAGGATCGACTTATCTACTACATGCATTGGTTTGGAAATTAGCTTTAAGTGACAGAGATTTTTGATTAAGCCCCCCTCACACGGAGGAGGGCATTCTAGGTCTGCCTTTTCAACAATGAGCGATTGGGCGAAGCATAAAATTTTTGTTAGTCCAAATAGCCATAAGAAATAATCTCCTCTCTACTATTATATACAGGACCAACCCCAGAAAGATAAAAATTATGTACACACCTAAGCCAATTAATATCAGCATCTGGACTAACAGATATTATCACCCCACAACATATACAGAATATGTAATCTCCATGGAATATAATGGAGAACATAAAATACTTAAGACATATTCCAAGTCCAAGAAGAGAGCCTTGGAATATCTAAGAAAGCTAAGAACTGGCTCCTATAAATGCAAAGAAGTGAACCAAGAACCATGATAGACTTCATAATGACTGTAGGCACCATATTCATGGCAATATGGTTCTTTGCTACCATGTGGATGGTCGCTGATTACTGCTCAAGGAAAAAATGATGGATTCGGGACAGTACAGGGTTATTTATATTTACGCATTTACTAAAGATGCGAAAAAAGATACTAACCACTCTTTCTACAAAAGATTAGCTGTTCCCAAAGACTCTCCTGATTGGATGGTAGATTTAGCCTGTTTTGGAACTGCATATCGAGACGGAGGGCTAAATAACAAAGAATATACAATTATGAAGTCTGAATATAATGAAGGGCTTAAAAAGTATGTAAACACTTATTTGGATGGACCTAGTATTGGTGGATGTAACTGCGGTTCATCAAAATAAAAAAAGAAGCTACCCGTCAAAGGTAGCTTCTAATTTTTTCTGATTAAATTAATCAGCTATAGTCGTGTCTCTCAGGTCTGTAGTAAGAAAGACCCTGACTTGGTAGGACATACCCAGAGGATGGACTAGGAGATGTCACTAAGGGGAATAAACTCAAAGAGAAAAGCGCAGTTCCAATTTCATCCAAGAATTGTCTAAATTCCGCTTGGCTTTCCTGCCCAGTATTGTAAGGCCCCGGTAAATTATATGCCCAGCCATAATTATAATTTGGGTGTGCAGCGAACGCTCCGATAAATGCATTTGCAAAAACATTAGAAAGTGCTGCTGGATTAAACTTACCATAAATATCTAATGCGTCTATGCCCTGATAAGCTAAACCCCCAGCCACCTGTACTATCTGACGATAAGGCATAATTGAAAGAGTTACCGCTTCGGTAACTTCAGTCGCGCTCGTAGCTGATGTCCAAGGCACTCTACGATAGTAAGGCTGAGATGTAACTATCCTACCAACAGGACCCAATATTGTCCCGCTCACAGTTCCATATGTGTTTCCAAACTCGTCGTTTGACTGGCCTTGAACTGTAAATCTCTGTGGTTGTGACCAAGTAGATGTTGAATATGTCGTATTGTTTTCTTTATAACGACGATATGACGCTCTAACTATT